ACAGGTGAAACAGGAACGTTTAGCGAATCTACTGGAAACTTAAGTATAGATAGTTCTACAGGTGTTATAACTTTAAACAGTTCAACTGCTGGAACATATACAGTTGTATATACTACTAATGGTAGCTGTCCAAATACAGTAAATAATACTATTACAGTAAATGCTTTAGATGGTGCTACTTTTGCTTATAGTTCAAATAGCTTACCACAAACAGGAACAGCAAGTTTAACAACTACTCCAACAACTTCTGGTGGTGTTTATAGTGCTTATCCAAGTGGATTAAGTATTAACTCATCTACTGGTGAAATTGATTTAGCTGCTTCTACTATTCAATCCTATAAAATATTCTACGAAACAAGTGGTGCTGGATGCCCTAATTCATCCACATTTGATTTGGCTGTAACTGCTGCTGGAATTGCTAATAATTACAGTATGAATTTTGATTCTGCAAGTTCAGATTATATAGAAGTTTCTAATATACCAATATTAACAGATTTTAGTTTATCTTTTTGGTATAAGCAAAATGGCTCTGCTGGAAGCTATGAAACTGTTGTTGGTAGAGATACAATTGATGGTGGCATTTTAACTTCAATTGCTTTTACAGGTGGTGTATTATCATTTAAAAATAGACCAGGTTCTTGGACTGCATTAACTACAACTTCTGCTTCAAATACTGAATTTAAACATTATTCAATTACATACGATAGTAGCACAAATGAATTAAAAGGTTATTGCAACGGTAGTTTAGAGGTAACAACAACGCCAGTTTTTTCAGGAGCTACAGGAAACGAACATTCTTTTAATCGTATTGGAAGATATTATAGTGGTAATTATTTAGATGGAAAACTTGACGAAGTAGCAATTTGGGATACAGCTCTAACAGATGGAACAGGCGGAACAGTTAACCAAATAGCAGAGATATACAACGGAACAGGAACTAACACAACTAAAGATTTAACCACAGTATCAGGTAGCAACCTAATTTACTGGAATAGAATGGGAGATTAATATGAGTACAGAATTTATAAATGACCAATGGCGATTGCCTAACAATGAGAATAAAGACAAGCAGAGTAACTATTCTATGGACTTTGATGGTGCTAATGGTACTGGAATAGCTGTTAATGGAAGTTTAACAACTTTAGGGATATCAGACACTTTTTCTTTTTCACTCTGGGTTAATGTTAGTAATTACATACAATATAAAAACATTTTATCAAACAGTAATTTTTACTCAGGATTTGGTTTATATATGCAGAATAATAGATGGAGGTTTCAAGTTAATAATTACAACACAAATTATATTGAAGACACTACTAATATTATAGAAAATCAATGGTATCATATAGCTGTAACTTGGAATAATACTACTGGTGCTAAAATGTATGTAAACAACGGAACGCCAATAACTGGTTTAGCTGGTCTTACTTTAGGTAATTTAAGCACAAACATAGAAATAGGTGGAACTTCTAACTCATCTCAATATACACCTACAGGACAAATAGACGGAGTATCCATTTTTAACTACGCTCTTTCTTCAAGCCAAATAACAACTCTTTATGGTTCAAGCTCTACTGGTATAGGTAACCCAATGAGTTTATCTCCAAAGCCAGTGGCGATGTATAATTTAGGCGATAAATCAGCTTTTAATGGAGCTAATTATTTAGTGCCCAACGCTTCTCTGAAAGACTTTGTTTTTAATAACAAAGTACAAATAAGTAGTAATGGAGTTAATTTAGGAAATACATTTACAATAAGCTGGTGGTTTAAAAATAATCCATCTTCTGCTGGTACTGCATCAAGCGACGGAAGTACAGGAAATATGATTATAAAAGGGCAAGCTGGAAGTACTGGTACTATGATTAGATTTAATCGAAATAGGTCTATTCAAACTTACTTTAATAGCACTACTATATCTTTTGAAGAAATGCCTTCTAATATGTATTATGGAGACGGTGATTGGCATATGGTAACATTTGTAAGAGCTGCAAATACTGCTAAAATATATATAGATAACAATCTTGCTATGACTAAAACAAATTTTGGTACTGATAGCACTTATTTTAATGGAACTGGAGATTCTGAACAAAATGATAACAAGTTTTCTAATGTTTTAGTTTGGAATACATCTTTAAGCGATGGTGGTGTTTCTGACGGTAGCCAAGTTTCAAGCTCGAGTGAAATGCAAACTCTTTACAATTATGGCTCACCAATTAAAACACTTTCTTCTATTCCGCAAAATTCAAGTTTAAAAGTTTGGTGGAAATTAGATGCTTCTGCTACTTATGATGGTACTGATTGGACTATACCTGATGACAGTTCTAATTCTAACGATGGCACAAGCTCAGGAATGACACAAGCCAATTTAGTACAAAGTGATTTAAGTTTTACAAGTGGTTACTCTCCTTATGCTTTAGATTTTGATGGAGCAAATGATTATATAGATTGTGGAGCTTCTTCATTTAGTGGTGAAACAGAAATTTCAGTTTCAGCTTGGGTATATCCAAAAGCAACAGGAACAGGAGCTGCAGAAGCTGTTTTGAGTACAGAAAAAACATCATCAACATCAAGAGGTTTTTATTTAAGTTTATTTATAGGTAATGAATTTAGATGGCAAGTAAGCACAGATGGCAGTTCAAAAGATTCATTAGATTCTGGCACAATATTATTAAATCAATGGTCACACGTAGCAGCCACTTGGAATCAAAGCACAATGAGCTTATATGTTAATGGAAGTTTAGTTGATACAATGAACACTGTAAATGCAACAGGAACTTTTACAACTACTAATAATATATTTATTGCAAAAAGAGATTCAAGTGCTGGTTTTTTCCCTGGCTCTATTTCAAACCCTTCAATCTGGAACACAGCTTTAACATCTGCTCAAGTAACAGAAATTTATAGTGAAGGAGTACCATCTAATCTAAACAATCATAGTGCCTATTCAAACTTAGTAAGCTGGTGGCAGTTAGGAAGTAATACATCTTGGGTAGACCCTTACTGGATAGCTTTAGACGAAAAAGGAACTAATAATGGACAAAGCCAAAATGTAGCAGCTCCTAACAATATGGGAGAAAATGCTATAGTAGATGGTGTTGGTAGTTATGCAAATGGTTTAAGTTCTGGAATGGGTGGAGATGAAGTTATAGGAGATGCACCTTACAGCACAGCAAATTCTCTTAGTGTAAATATGGACGTTTTAGACAGGGTAACAGATACACCAAGTTAAAATTTTAAAATAAATAAAAATGAATAATAGAAGTTATATAGTAATAGATTTAAGCGATACAGACAAAGTGCTTTTTTCTCAGGTTTCACAATCTTCTGCACAAAGTATGAGAAGAAACTTAGCAAACACTCAAGGATTGCTTTCTTATAGTGTTACACCAAGTTTTATAAGTGATGGTTCTGTAGTACCAGTAGGAAGTGTTATGAATCAAACAGAAGCACTTGAATTATTAGCTACCTCTGCTTGGAGTGAGCCAATGCCAGAAGAATGAACAATTTAAAAAGTGTAAGAATGGACGACCACAATTTATTATTAGCGTTAGCTGGTATTATATCAGCATTTGGAGTAAAGGAAGTTTGGGCAATAGTAAAGCAGAAAATTGATATAGGAGCAAAAAAAGATGAAAGAGAAGAAAGTTTATATACAAAACAAATTGAAGTTCTTACAAACAAAATTACACAGCTTGAAACAAAGATTGAAGTCCTTATTGAAGAGAATATTCAACTAAGAGTAAAAGTAGTCAAGATGGAAGCACGATTGATAAATAGTGCTAAGAAAAAAGTAAATAAAAAAATAAAAGGGGATGAGAAAGATTGATAAAATTATAGTTCACTGCTCAGCTACTAGAGAAGGTCAAGACATACCAGTTGAAACTATTAAGAAATGGCATGTTGAAGGACGTGGCTGGTCAGATATTGGCTATCATTTTTATGTAGAATTAAATGGCACTATTAAAAAAGGAAGAAACATAGACAGATCTGGAGCTCATACAAAGGGTGAAAATAAAACTTCTATTGGTATATGTTATTGCGGAGGAGTTGAGGCAGACGGAAAAACACCTAAAGACACTAGAACACCAGAACAAAAAGAAAGTCTTTTAAACGTGCTTAAAACATTAAAAGCAATGTTTCCAGAGTCTAGTATTTATTCACATAATGAGTTTGCAAATAAAGCCTGTCCATCTTTCGACGCTACTGCTGAGTATAAAAGTTTATAGGTGAAGAAACTTAAAGACACTAAAATAGGATTATTATTAAAAGAGAAAGCACCTAAAATCTTAGATTTAATTGGGGATGTTCTTCCCTCTAGTGGTACTATGGGAATATTAAAAAACATTATTTCTAAAGACCCTGACTTAACACCTGAAGAAAAAGCAGAATTACATAATAGAGTTATAGAACTATATAAACTAGAAGTAGCAGACAGAGACTCAGCTAGAAATAGAGAAGTAGAAATCTCAAAAGTTAGAAAGTTTGACTTTATGTTTAATCTAACTGGCTTAGTTGGTTTAGGTACTTTTGTATTTTTAGTTTATTGTATAGTATATATAACAATTCCAGAGAGTAACGAAAAAACTTTTTATACTTTAATAGGTTTATGTGAGGGAATAGTACTTTCAATATTTGGTTTTTACTTTGGAAGTATAGCTAAAAAGTAAAGTATAATTTTTTTATTATATTTACAAAAACCAATACTACTTAAAATTGAAATCACACAACAAAAGGTGGAAAGACGGTGGCAATCCACGTTATAGACTTAACCAAGACGAAGCAGAAATAATAAACAACTACAGACGAGCCATTGACGAATGTGAGAAAGAGGGTTTAGACCCTAAGACTTTGCATAGTGGATGGATTAAAAACGACAACGCTAGTCTATATTTTAAACAACCTAAAGCAACAGAAAAAGACTTTAAGAAACTAGCCAAAGAAGTCATTGAAGAGGCTAAACAATATTCCCCTAAATACCCTAAACTAAATTATAAGAAATATACAGACGGACATTTATTATTTATGTGTCCTAGTGATTTGCATATAGGAAAACTCTGTAGGTCTTTTGTAAGTGGTGAGGAATATAACAACCAAATAGCAGTTAGTAGGGCTTTAGAAGGTGTTAGAGGATGTTTAGCAAAGTCTCAAGGGTTTAACATAGATAAGACTATTCTATTACTCTCAGGAGATTTATTGCATGTAGACAATTTTAATATGACTACAACTGGTGGCACTAGACAAGACAGTGACGGTTTACTAAGTGACCATTTTCTTATTGCAAAAAGGTTGATGGTAGAAATAATAGAAATGTTATTACAAGTCTCTACGGTCCACGTAATGTTTACACCTGGCAATCACGACAATACTGTGGGATGGATGGTTGCTGAGTTGTTAGCTGCATGGTTTAGACATAATAAAAATGTGACTTTTGATGTTAGTTTGCAAATGCGTAAATACTACAAGTACAAAAAGAACTTAATATCTTCCTGTCATGGTCATAAGATTAAGGCTGACACGTTGCCAATGATAGTAGCTGACGAATGTCCAGACTGGTCTAGCACTAAATATAGATATATGTTTACTCAGCACATACATCACAAAGTCAGTAAGCAATTTCCAGGCCTCTGGGTGGAGTCTCTTATGTCAACTTCGGAAGCAGATAATTGGCACGCTACCTCAGGCTATCAAAGTTCAAATAATAAAGCTATAGAAGCATTTCTATTTAGTGAGTTTGGACAAATTGCTAGAATAACACATCTCTTTTAACAATCGTTTGTTAATAAACTACTAATTATTTATTTTGTGTATATAAATATAATTACATATATTAGCGTAATTATTAATAAAAAATGCAAGGGACAGGCGAAAATCTGCACTTAAATTAACTAGCCATTGAGCTAATGACAAACTAATTTAAACCTTGCATTAATTAAAAAAAATATAAAATGTCAAGAACAATCAATTATACTACTAGAACTTTTTATGTTCCAGCAGAAAAGCTAGAAACATTAATTAAGTTTCAAAACAAATGCAAAGAGAATGGACATAAGTCTTATTCTGAAGTAATATTAAAACTTATGGAGGACTATAACGATGGATAAATATGAGTTTTACTATAGACAGAAACAAGAATGGGACTATTGGCAAGCTAACCAAAGACACAACTTTTTAAGTGACAGACTGTTAGCTATTATAAGTCAGGTTCAATGGAATAAAGGTATTCTAAAAAGAACTAAACTTAATGACAATGACCTAGAAATCCATCAAAATAGATTTAGCAATTTAATTACTGAAGTTGTTAAAATATCTATTGAGCTAAAAGAATTAGCTATCAACTACAATCCAAAGAGGATTAAACAATTAATTATTATATTAACCAAAATTAAAAACTACAACAATGAACCAATTGAAAACAGTTGACATAAAGGGAAAAGCCTATGTCACAGTAAACGAGAGAATTAAATATTTTAGAGAAAAATTTACAGGATATTCAATGACCTCAGAAATAACTCACATTAATGACAATGGAGTAATAATTAAAACAACTATCAAAAATGATGCTGGAATAGAAGTAGCGTCAGGACATGCACACGAAAAGCAGAACTCAACTTTTATTAATAAGACTTCATTTATAGAAAACTGCGAGACTTCAAGCTGGGGTAGATGTTTGGCTAACTTTGGAATCGGTGTAGATTCTAATGTAGCTAGTGCAGACGAAGTAGCTAACGCAATTAAAAACCAATAACATGAAAGAGTTTAAAATAAGATGTTCAGCAATTGGCAAGATAATGACCAATGCTAGAAGTAAAACAGAAACACTGTCTAAGACTACTAAAAGTTTTTTAGAGGAATGGAGCAAAGAGCAAATATATAACCGTAGAAAGGAGATATTTAGCAAATACCTAGACAAAGGAAACGCTGTAGAAGTAGACTCTTTAAACTTTATAGCTAAAGAATTAGATATTCCTAGTTTAGTAAAGAATGAAGAGTCTTTTGAAAATGGCTTTTTAACAGGTACTCCAGACGCTATTTTAGATGAACATTTAAGTTTTCATAAATATATAATAGATGTTAAAAATAGTTGGGATTGTTTTAGCTTTCCTCTATACTTTAATAGTGTACCTAATAAAGACTATTACTGGCAAGCACAGGGCTACATGGCTTTGACTGACATAGATAGGTATAAATTAATCTATACACTAATGGACACTCCTGAGGAGTTAATTCAAAGAGAATACTTTGGAGACGAAAGCACAGACTTAGTAGAGTTCGCTAGCAAATATAAATACTCTAATATAGACTCTAGATATAGAATTAAAGTGTTTGAAATCTATAGAAACGAAGAGGACATAAGAAAGATTTATGACAGAGTTGAGGAATGTAGGTCCTATTTAAAAAGCCTTTGGGTAGACTTAAACTTTTAGATTATGAAAAAATTTGCTATAATTGGAGGCTTAAGTTTGATGACTGCTGGAACTACTAATATGGTTTGGCACAAACAAAAGCTAGATTTTAACCCTAACACATTCGCAATAGCTACAGGAAGTTTTTTTGTAGCTGTTGGAATTACCTATAAATTTTAATTATGAAATATAAAAACACTGACTATATAGAAAGAGTAACTGAGATTTGTGACAATGTATTTTGGACATCAAAAACTAAAATTAGATATGATTGTTTAAAAATAATGCCTGTATATAAATGGCAATATTGTCATGAGGTTTTAGTAAAACAAAAGGGCATTTATTGTGATGGCTGTTTCGCTACATTTTTAAAAGAGTTTCAACTTTATGGAATTAATACAGAAGAAATAGTTAAATTAAATTGTTTAGATAAAACCCAAAAAAACAAACTAATAAAATTAATTAAAAGACTAAGGAAAGAAAGTGAAAAGTCAACTTCTGAAACTTGGTTAGTATAAACAATAAATAAATAACAATGGATAAAAAACCAACAATCTACTGCGGAGGCGGTAAAAAAATGAATGATAACTGGATGACTGTTACTGTTCATATAGACAAAGTAAAAGAACATGTTTTTGATTATAAAGGAAACAAGTATCTTAAATTAAATGTAAACCTAAAGGACCAGCCTGACCAATATGGAAAAGATGTGTCTTTAAGTGTTAACACGTATAACCCAGAAGAACAAAAAGAGGCTAAGCCAGTGGCAGAAGTTTCTAATAGTTCTGATGACTTACCCTTTTAAGTTATATGAAAGAGTCAAGAGTCTTGAAAGCATTGGGTTTGAGTTCGTTGGATATACAAAATATGTTAATGAACGGAATGACAATGCCTGAAATAGCTAAAAAATATAAAATAACTTATATTAGTTTAGTACAAGCCTTTGAAATTCAGAAAAAGGATTTTAAATATATTGACTACAAACAACCTAAAAAAGAAGTAGAGGACATTAAGCCAGTGTCTTCTACTTCTGAAAGGTTATATACTGAAGAGTCATTAAATGAAAATGAGCTATTAGCTTTTTATAAATACGAACAAAAAAACAAAGCATATTTTGAGCAAAGAACTACCATATTTCAAAGCCTTTCCAAGTCAATGGCTGGGGGGTGATATAATGTATTTAACTAAAGAGGAGAAAGGATCTTTTATAGATGCCTGTTTTCACTACTGGAACAAAGATTGTTCAATGACTTATATTAAAATGGCTAGACGAATCGGACAAGATTATTTAGACGTTTTAATTGATGAGGGAATGATTGAAAAAAAGGACAACCAAATTAATATAAAATTTTTAGATACACAATACCAAGAAAGAAAAGAACAATATTTAAAAAGAGTCGAGGCTGCTAAAAAGTCAAAGAAAAAAACTACTTTTAGTGACCCTATACACAAAAACTCAGACTCATTAAAGAAATTTTTAAGCACAATCAATGATACTAAATAAAGGCTACGGACTAGACTACGCTATTAAATACAAAAACGGAGAGATTAAAAAAGGTTTAGGAATAGGCTGTCCAATTACTGACAAGTTTGTAAGATTTAAACCTAGTCAAATGGTTGTCGTTTCTGGATTTCCTAATGTTGGTAAAACATATTTTTTTATATGGTATTTACTATGCCACTCTATGAATAATAATTTAAAGTGGTGTGTTTGGAGTGGAGAAAACTCTCCAGAACTATTAAAAATTAGCATGATTCAAATGCTAACAGGACAAAAAGTTGAGGACTTAACTGAGTCAGAGATTAAAAAACAAATAGAAGTTATTGACACTTACTTTAAATTTGTAGATAATAGAAAGCTTTATACAGCCTCAGACCTTTTAAATATATTTGCTAAGGAAAATGTAGACGGATGTTTAATTGACCCTTACACTGGCTTAAATATAGAAAGAGGTGGTAAACTTGGACAGTTTGACAGAAACTATTTATTCTGCAATAACGTAAGAGAGTTTTGTAATAAGACTGGAAAGACAGTTTATATCAATACACACCCAATAAGTGAAGCAGCTAGAAGAGTCTATAAGCCTGGACATACTTTAGAGGGTTATGTTCAACCTCCAAAGTCATCTGATATTGAGGGTGGCATGGGATTCATAAACAGGGCTGACGACGTATATGCTATTCATAGAATGGGCAATCACCCAGAGTTTAAAACAATGACAGAACTACATGTTCAAAAGGTTAAAAATGTTATGACTGGAGGAGAGTTGACTACTCTAGATGAGCCTTTAAGATTTAATTTTTATAATGGATATTATACAATAGGAGGAAACAACCCACTAAAACACATACAGAATGGATGAATTAGACATAATGTTAAGAAAAAATAAGCTAGATATAATGATAATTAAGGCTAGTGCTGAAGTAGAAAAGACTAACAATAAAGTAAAACAGGAAGGTCTAGAGGTTTTAATGGATATTCTAGAACTTATTCACGATTTACAGCACGAAATTAGACAAAACTATAAAGACATATCTAAACTTAAATATGAAAACGCTGTAGCTTACAAAGAAAATGCTATATTAAAAGCAGATTTTTCTACCTATAAACACAATTTAAAAAAAGCAGAATTAGAATCTAACAAAAATGGATAAAATTTATTTTCTTATATTAGCGTCACACGTCACAGTTTTTTTTTGTGGTTGCGTGTTTACTTTATTAATTCAAAAGTATAATAATAAAAATGAAGAAAAGGACTTTAAATGAATACAGACAAACAAAGGACACAGACTATAGTCATCCTTATAATAACACTAACGGTAGTATTAATTTACTCTGTAGGATATATCCTAATGACGCTGAGTTAGGAAAAATTATTAGAAAACATTTTCAAAAATTATGAATGCAAACCAAAAAGGCAAACGTTTTGAAAGAGACGTGGCTAAACAACTAAATAAAAAGTTTAATACTAATGTAAGACGTACTCCTATGAGTGGCGGTATGAGTATTAAAGGAGACATTATAGACATTAACCCAGACTCTGTTTTATTTGACTATCATTGGGAATGTAAGAACCAGGAAAAGCTAAACATCTGGAAAGCTTTAGAACAGGCTAGAAGTGACAGACCAATGGGGAAAACTCCTGTTGTAGTGTTTACTAAAAACTTTGAGAATGACTATGCTTGTTTAGAATTTGAGGACTTTATGAATTTATTATTAACCATACAACAACTACAAGATGAAATCAACACTAAAAAAAATAGCTGAAATAATCAAAGAATACAAACAAACTGACGTATTTGATGGTAACAGCTTAAATAAACAACTAAAAGAATTGACAGCCTATCTATACTATATAGAAACTATTAGAACAGAAGCACATCAAAACTATGAAAAGGTTATACACGATAGAGTTAAAGAGGGTTTTTCTGTAGCGAGAGCTACTAATGAGGCTAATGTAGAAGTCCCAGAGATGTATAAACTAAGAAGATTATTAGAGTCTGGCTATAGAGTTATAGATGCAATGAGGACCAACATAAGTTTTCTTAAGTCTGAAATGTACAACGTAACAAAAGAATATTGATACATTTAGATTTATTTAGTGGAATGGGTGGTTTCTCTTTAGGACTACAAAAAGTTTTTAACATAGAAAAAACATACTATTCAGAGATTGATAAGTATGCAAAACAAGTATATAATTATAATTTTAAAAATTCAGAATATGTCGGATCAGTTAAAGATGTTCGAGGACAAGATTTATCCAAAGTGGACATCATCACTTTTGGAAGCCCATGCCAGGATTTTAGCCTTGCTGGAAAACGTAAAGGGATGGAAGGAGATAGAAGCTCCCTTATTACCGAAGCAATACGACTCATCACTGAGTGTAGACCACGTTTTTTTATCTGGGAAAATGTTAAAGGAACTTTCTCCTCAAACAATAGCGAAGACTTTTGGGCAATTATCCAAACCTTTGCCAACATTGGGGGTTATCGACTTGAATGGCAATTGCTCAATACAAAGTGGTTTTTACCCCAAAACAGAGAGAGAATCTACCTTGTCGGATATATTGGAGAAGGAAGTAGAGGACAAATATTTCCTATCCGAGAAAGTAATAAAAAGGTTAATGAGTTACAAAGACAACAAACAAACACCTGTTGCCTTACAACAAGATATGGAGCAGATGGAAACGGAAGTTACATTATTGAACGTGAACTCGATGCACAAATCAAAGTAAAATCAGCAACTAGTAAAGGTTTTGAAACTGCTACACCTGGTGATAGTATAAATTACTCAAATCCTAATTCAGAAACTAGAAGGGGTAGAGTTGGAAAAGGTGTTGCACAAACTTTAGATACTGCATGTAACCAAGCTGTAATAGGAGACTATAGATATGACGAAGGATATAGAGAAAGAAAAGACGGAGACGCACCAACTTTATGTCTTAGATCTGGAGACACTACTATAGTTAATAAAATAAGAAGATTAACACCAATAGAATGTGAAAGGTTACAAGGGTTTCCTGATAACTGGTCTAAATATGGAGATGATGGAGAAATAAGCGACACACAAAGATATAAAATGTGTGGCAATGCTGTTACTGTAGATGTAGTTGAAGCAGTAGCTAAACAAATTAAAAATCTATATGAATAAAAAACTAATTAAGAAAATAGAAAACTTTATATTTTGGATTGGTAGAGAATACAATGTCGTAGAGTTAGAGGACTTTAAACAAGACATTTTTATGATTCTACTTAACAAGGGTGAAGATTTTATTATTCAATTAGACAAAGAAAACAGCATTAAGAAATATGTTTATAAACTTTGCTTATATCAAATAATTAGCGAGCGTGGACAATACAGAACCAAATACTATTTACCTAGTCAATTTAGTAGTATAGAGGACATAGAAACCTATTCTAATAGTTGTTTTAAAGATGAGGTACTTAAAGACTTAATAAACTCTTTAGATGGTTTAGATAAAATAATGATGGAACAATTATTGATTTGTAG